CGAATAACGTCATTCCTGCGCCCGCCGCGAGTGCGGCCAAACCAAATGGAATAAGTGCTAAACCAAGTGCCGTTATAGCTAATACTCCTGCACCAAAAATTAATCCGCCGGGACCTGAAACTAAAGCTCCTAATCCAAATGCTGCTGCCGTAAATCCAATTAATGCTAGTGCGCCAATTCCAACTTGTGCCCAGTCTAGCTCACTAAACATTTTCATAGCAAATGTAAATGGAAGTAAAGATAATCCAAAGGCCGCAATGCCTAATGCTCCCTTGAAAACTTCGGGTTTTCCCATTTTTGATATTCCCTCTGATAAACCAGTTAATAATTTTTTTGCAGCGCTTCCGCCTCCAGCTGCACCTGCTATAGATATTGGTATAGCTGCAGCTCCTATTAATAACAATCCAGGTGAAGCCAATATCATTGCGGCTGATCCTATAAATACTTTCCCACTTCCCATTGCTTTTATCCCTTCAGCTAAACCTTCGAGAGACTGTTTTAATTTTTCTCCATTCAAAGTTTGTAACAATTTAGCTCCAAGAAATCCAGGTATCATTAAAGTTAATCCCGCCGATGCTGGAATAAGATTAAATGCGCCCTTTAAAACTCCGTCTTGTCCCATTTTTTTCAATCCCTCCGCAAGCCCAGTCAAGAACTTTTTAACACCTGGCCCATCAGATCCGCCCATTCCTTTAGTTTTACTTGCAGTAGAAGACGCATCTGGAGTAGCTGTTGTCGCAACGCCTGATCCTAAAGCCGTTTTCATACGATCTTTTATAAATGTGAATGGTTTTTTTATCATGGACATAAGTCCTGAAAGACCCATTTTTCCGAACAAAGCGATAGTAATAATTCCTGCACCACCGAGCACTAAGTTGGTCAGAATCTTCCCCACGTTCCCAAACGATTCATACAACTTACGAGTGTCTTCAATCGTCTCGTTTATCCACTCGTTAAATGATTGCAATACACTGTTTGACTCCCGAATCAAACCGAACAATTCTTTAAAGGGAAGTAAAAGCGCTTTTGCAATTTCTACAACTACTTTTAAAGTAGGAATAAAAATGCCGCCTAACAATTCTACAACAGGGAAAAATACATCGCTTAAACTATTACCAAGTGAATGCATTGTGTCGTTTAGTTGGTTTAGCAAGCTTTGCATTTTTGCTTTTTTTAACAAATCGTCTTTGGTTACTTCTACATTTTCTTTATTTTTTGTGATTAAATCGTCGTATTCTTTGCGTTCCTTCTCACTCATTTTATCCAATTCTTTTTCCATCATCAACATTTTGTTTATCTCTCCCACCGACATACCTGCAGCTTTTGCAATCGCTTCTTGTTGAAACATGTTCATCTTTTGAAACTCTCCAGTCGACTTTATGGTTGCTAAAGTAGCTTTTGCTGCCTCTTCGAACTTTCCTGCATATGAGAGTCTACGAGATTCCATGAAGTTTAAATTTTTTCCTACTAAAACTGATGCTTCCATTTCGTCTCCGATACTAGTTTGAAAGTTAAGCATACTTCTTGACGATTCCGTTAAAGTTTTTAAACTTGTTCCAAGTCTCGCTGCCGCTGCGGCTCCTTTTATAAGTTCCAACGTGCTGCCTCTAACCATCGAAAGCGCCTGCTCGCCGGCTTCGGCCACATCTTTCATTAATTTATCCAATGGAACACCTGCGGCTTTAGCTAAATTACCTGCATATGAAGCATAACTTGTAGCAACTTTCGAACTAACTCCACTCAAAGCCATAGTTTGTGTTAAAAACTTTGCACCTGTATCACTGGATACACCTAAATTTTTACTTAATAAGGCTGTAGTTTCTACCAGTTGTTTATTGTTATTTAATACTTTTACATTTCCAAGGTTATTCATTAAATCTCCTGAGGCTTTGTATCCATCCTTTAGCGTCACTCCAAATTTTTGATACTCTTGATTTAACTTTAAAGCTGTATCCTCAAGTTCTTTGGTTTGATCAACGTTTAACTTAGTTTCTTTTCTAAACTCTTCGGCCTCTTTCTGAAGATCGATAAAACGATCTACGGCTAGCGTTAGTAAATCAGCTATTACTTTTAATGCCAGCGCATATATATTTCCGGTTTTTGCCACATCCATCCAACCTTTAGCTAAATCTACAACTTTTTTTCCTTGTTCGCCTAAAAGGTCTGCTCCTTTTTTCTTGAGATCTACTTGTGACTGAGTCATAGAATTCTCCGCTTTAAGAGCATTGATTGTATCCATGAGGGGGCCCGTCTTCTCTACGGATGCGTTCTCTTCACGTAGTCTGTTCAATTCTTCTTGAAGACTATTTATAACTGATTGTCTAGTTGATATAGATTCGAGTTGGTGCTCAGTGGTTCTATGTGATCCTTCCATCATCTTAGACAGATCTTGTGTTTTAGTAATTTTTTCTTCTATTTCACGGATGCTTTTTTTCGCTAACTCCGACGCTTGCTTTTGAAGATTTAACTCTTTAGCCGCTCCTTCTCGCTGTTCGGGTGTCATTTTATCGACCAACTCTTTACCTGTTTTTTGTGCCTCGGATTTATTTTCGTTTGGATCACTCATAATATATAAATATCAAATGCTAAAGGTTATTAACGATTTAGTTGATTTAAAATTATAATAAATTGCGGATTCTACAGTTAAGGCTTATCGACCTTAAAGAATGTCGGTTATTATAGCGATTTTATGTATAACTTGTAGAAGTCGTCAACATCCTGCGGCATCGATACGGAGAAACGAATGATCCGATGTTCACAAAAACCGGAGACAGTTAATCTCTGTCTGTTATTTTAGCTAGACCGAATTGTTGATAATCGATCTTTTACAGAGAGACGTATTGGGTCGACTCTATGCTAATTTCGTTGTTTATATTTTAAATTTATTAGATAAAAAACTTCCTATAATCTGATAGGTTGTATGGTGATCCTTCTTTGATTTGATTGCCAACATCGGAACTTATACCCTTACTTTTATCATTTTTTTTGGTTTTGATTAACCCCTTTGCTTTGTCATAGTCATTTCTACCAGCTTTTGACAATGTGTTCAGTTTTTGAATCAATTCAGCTTTACCCTTTACATCAAGTGGTTTCAAACCATCTTTTGTAACAATATTCCACTTGTCTCCAAAATATTGATACAAAGACTTTGGAGTTAATGGATCTTCTTCTTGACCAGCCATGACCAATGTCTTTTCTTTTGGTTTAAATCCATCTTGTTTTGGTTGAGCTTGGCTTGATCCCAACAAGTCCAATCCTTGTAGTGCGTTATCAACCATTTTGTTTGTCTTTTTACTACCCTTCTTATATACCAACACATCACCAATGTCCAAACAAGTAATTATAAGTTGTTTTAGATTTGCCTTAGTAAAGCCGTTTGGATTCAATCCTTGTAGAATTAGACCTAAATCAATCAATTTAGCAAACATTGCTCTAGCATTTGCGATATCTGGGCCGGTCAAGTTTCCAATAGCGCCAGTATTTGGAACAACTGGCTTACCCTTGGTCTCCAAATCTTCGTTCATTGGTAACTTAGGTGGCTGTGCAGGTGCCACGCTAAAATTATAAACACTATTTGGATTCTTTTTGTTGAACACTTGACGAAGTTCAAAAGTAGCACCCACTAGGTTTGGAATAACAGCGGTAAAGTCGTTGATAAATGCTTGACGTGCTTTATTTTGTGCCAATAAATCTTTAGCTGCTTCAGCCAGCGAAGTAAACTGAGGATCTTGTGTTATTTCAACACGAACATTATTTGGATCACCAACCTTTTGACGATATTGAGCAGACGCATCACTAATTGCTTTACTGAACTTAATCAAGAAGGTCTTTAATGTAGCAATACTAGCCTTAGCCTCTGGACTTTTTGGATCATCAACAGCTTTTAACATATCTACCACCCGTTGTTGTAAATTACCAGAGAATAACGGACTTCCCTTCAATCCAGTTACATACTTTGCCAAATTTTTATTTGCATAACTGCCGCCTGAATCACCAGCACCAGTAGTTGCACCAGGAGTTGCATCAGAATTTTTGCATTTTGCGATGTCGAGTTGTCCACTCTTCGTATTTTTATATTTTTCGTATATTTTTGGATATTTCTTTTCAAATTCATCTAGAAAAGCACAAAAAACAGAACGATAATAGTTATCATCATCTATAACTTTTCCAGTTGAATCAACTTTTACAAAATCGTATTTTTTGGGATTGTTATATACATTCTTACCAAACTCGTTCCGAAACGCTAGAAGTGTATTTTCTTCTTCACGTGTCAAAGGTTCGCCTGTTGCGGAAGTCTGTGTTGAAGTTGCGCCAGTAGTTTTTTCAGAATCTTTAACACTTTTACTGACCACGATATCTTCCGGAAAATTTAAGTTCAAACTTTTTGGAAGCTTTTTAAAATCGGCTTTAACTTTTTCAATAAGTTCATACGCGGATTTTGCGCCCTCAATGTTTTTCAAACTGTTCAACACTTCTGTTGTATTGTTTCCACTTGCGTTGAATGTTTTTGCGACATCTTGAATATATTGACGCATTTCTTTTTCAATATTTTGTTTTAAATTTTTAACTGCGTTTTCTTGATTTGCAGTTAAAGGAACAGCCCCAACAACAGGAGTAGCAGCAGACGTGGATGCGGCTGCTTCACTTAAAACATTCTTAAGTATAGATAACAACATTGTAGATTCGTTTGTGTTATTAATTTTATTTGGTGTGACCCCTGGTGTGCCCCCCCCTGCGGCTACAGCTCCAAACGCGGATGTGGCAGAACGAATGTTATTGTTTAATGTTTGATTAAATGCATCGGTTGCGGCCTCGATACTGTTTCTTGTCGCCATAACTAATTCAGCATTCTGGAAAGCTTTAACCAGATGTTTATTATCACCATCATTTGCAAGATTGGCAAGATAATTATATAAATTTATATATTCTTGATTCATTCGCTTCGTAACTAGAGGCGCCATTGTTCCTAGCTCATCGTTTGCCAGATCTTCACCCATCTGACTTATTGAACGTACAGAGGTCGCTATTAAATCGATTGTACTCTTGGATCCTGCTATATCAAAAGTCATCTTTTGAGCAGAATCCCAATTGTTCATAGTTACTTGTACATGAACATAACCCTCATTCTGAAACTTTTCGAAATAGGTCATGATGTCACGCCCAATCTCAGTCGGTACCGACATTTTCATCATATTCTGTAAAAATGGACCAACAGTTTGTTGAAATAACTGGCCGGTCAACCAACCTACTATACTCGTTTTAAGTGCATTGCCAATTGCAGTAGAAGCACTTTCACCTTTTAACGCACCCACAGCGGCTCTCAACATGAAGAGAACTGCGCTTGTTACAAGAACAACAGACTTTGCACCTACAAGCGCGAAGCCAATTGGCCCGGCGGCCAAACCTGCAACAGTTGCTAATAATCCAATTACTATACCGGTCTTAACTGTATTTGCTTTTGCATAGGCTCCAAGTTGATCAACTATCTTTAAAATATTAGACTGTTCTGTTTGATTTGCACCCAGCTTAGAGAGATTATCACGAATTGATTTCTTCTTTTCTTCAAACATTCTATCAAAATCTTGAACCGGCTTGGTATTTTTGATGTTTTCCCACAATTCATTAAATTTTTTATTCAGTAACGCAGTAAGTTTTTCCGCTCCACCAACCGCGGCAACGGCAGCACCAGTAACACCGTACGGTAGAACATTGGCACCACTTAGAGCCGTTCGTGCAACTCCACCTGCGATTTGTCCTCCCTTTTGGGTTAAACCTTTTAACACTCCACTCTTTTTTACAGGAATACCTCCGATAGCATCAGGTACATTTTTGTCGAAAGTTTTTAATTGAGCAAAATAATCTCCCAAACTTCTTGTGAAATTTTTGTTTCTTAAATTGAGATATGTGGTTTCATATTCACCTTTTACCGATCCACCTATCTTACTTTGAATAGCTTTTCCCAAACTACCAAATCCACCAGCACTAGCGAGATTACCCACAGCATTAATAGCACCTTTACCAAATCCAGCAACCTTAGCTGCAAAGTTATCACCAAATTTTTCTTGAAGAATTTTTTCGGTGATTTCGATTGATTGAATCTCCATTACCAATTCTTTTTGTATAGCCAGACCATCACGATAATATCCAAAAAATTCTTTGGTGCGATTACCGTGAATTGATTGATATTGATCATAAAATTTAACTTCTTCGTTGAGAAGTTGTCTAGAATAAAAAGTTTCAATTAAAAGAGGTGAATTATCCATACAATATAAATATAATTAATTCTATAAAAAAAGCATAATATTGTTACATCATCTTATTTTTTGGAATAGTTCGTCGACTTATTATATTCTTTAGATTCTTTTTCTTTGATCTCGGTGAGTTGTTTATAGTAGAAATTTCTCAAATAAACAGGTAAATCATAAGCTATATCAACATTTATAGCTCCTTGACTGTAATAACCAAGCTGAAAAATCTGTTGATGTAAGTAAACTTTATACTCCGGTGTCAGGCCAAAAAAAGGATACCGACAACGGTATGCCCATCCTTTCGTTGTGTTGGCAGTCGGAACACTCAAAATCAAACGCCATGTCGATATCAGGTGTATTTTCTTTAACGTAGATTCTAAATGCTAAACTATCCTTGGATAACAACTGTTGATCAACAAACTTGTTGATAATCTGTCGATCTTCGTTTCCGTCCACACTGACAATCATTTTTTTCAAACGAGTAGTGATTTCAGCCGAAGCTCCTGACTTGTTGATTTTGTTGAGTGCAGTCAATTCTTGTTCGATCGAACTTTCATCACGATGTGTCAATAACTTGTATTTTAATGTTACTTTTGACGCGGGTAAAACAAATTCAAATAAATTTACTCCACGTTCATACTTTTCAAACTCAAACTCTTTGTTATTTACTTTTGATAAATCTATCAAACAGTTGTTTTCTTTTCCACATTTAGGACATTTAACTTGAAGTGGTCCATAACTATCGCCATACGCCAATCTTCTTGATGCGACAAATAGAGCATTTTTATCGCCAATTAATAATTCATCGGTTTTAACTCCATCGGTAACAATCAAACTCTCCAAAAGTTTTTCCAACACCACTCCTTTTTTAATCAAATTTTGACTCGTTAAAATATCTTCTTCTTTTGCAGTCATGTATTTTATATCTACAACACCTTTACTTAAAGGTGAATTTGAGTTGTAAAAATATCCCTCGCTAGGCAATCCAATCGTTTCTGATGGATACTTGGGTTTCTCGACTGGTTTACTAGCAGGTGATTTAACTGCCAGTCTGACTGAATCAGGAACGTTAATCGAAGTTTCTTTTTGTGGTCGTGTAATATTAATTGTATCTTCTTCCATATAACATTATGTTTTCAATATATAGTAACCAATTACTTTTTTTTCTTTTTATATTTAATGTATTTTTAAAATTTACTCTTTTACGATTGATGCGGCTTTAACAGCTGCCTCTGTAGATTTAACTTTTTCTTCTGCATTTTTTACCGACTGTTCTTTTTCAGTTAAATCTTTTTCTCCAGAATCTTTTGCAGATTTTAATGATTCTTGTGCTTTATTCAAATTATATTTTGCTTTTTCTAATGATTTAGATTTTGCCTTTAAATCAAACTCGTCACGTTTTAATTCTAAGTCTTTTATTTCTTTATCAAACGTCTCGTTTTCTTTATCTTGTTCATTTTGTTCCAAGATAATTCTTATATAACTTCTCACATATTCTTTTAATTTAACTTTTTTATTCATATAGTTTCAGTAATAAATATATAAAAATAAAAATTATTTTGAAAAAATCCACTTAGAGTGTCCACAATCCCAAATTCTATCGTAATTATTAAGTTGCATATTTTGCCATTCGGTTAAATTTTTATCAAATTTATTCAGTTTTTTATCAAGATTGTGTTTAACAAACCCGTATCTATGTAATCTATCTGGATTGCCATATTTAATATAAAAATAATTAGGCGGCGTGTTTGATTCAAAAGAAAATCCTAACTTTTTATAAATATCTCCAATACTCCACCTTCTATCCGCGTATGATATTATTTTCTTAGGATTGTAAGTCTTTATAAAATATTTAATAAGTTTACTAGCTCCACCTATTATCAGATTTTCTGAACAATATCTATACATTTCGTATTCATCTTCTTTATGTTTGTTTCCTAGAATGACTCTGAGTTTTCCAAATGTCATAACCGATACAAGGTTTCCTTTAAAAATTAAAGCTAACCGTATCGATGAATTGCATTTTCCCTGAAGATGGTGTGTTTCCAAAAACTGATCGCAATCTTTTGAATTAATCTCTTGGATTTCACAGTCTCTAGCATAAATCTTATTTTTTGCATTTTTACCTAAAATGTGAGATAGTCGAGTTTTGACCACGTTTTCTTTTTTAATCCACTCATCCTCAAATATGTGAATAAGTCTAATGTTCTTCTGAAGACATTCTTCTGTTTTTTTTAAATGATACATTTTTGATTTTTTTCCTGCCAACTCACTGTGCCAATATGTTCCGTCAAATTCTATTGCAACGTTTTTAGCCGGAATGTATATATCAAGTTCACCCGAAATAATACCTCTTTGTTTTTTTTGTATTTCCACTTCGGCACCCATCAACGATTTGATATAATCGGATATTTCTTGTTCCATAATCGATGTTCCTCGAATGTATGGATTGCAAACCAAACATCTGGGAATATGTCCGCCGTCTATGTGATCTTCAAAAATTGCCTCACACTTATTACATTTAAATTTATATAAATTTGATTTATCCGTCGTAACATACTCTTCGTTTTCAAAACAAACAGAAACATGTTCGTTTATTTTTGGATTGGATCTTAACTTTTCCCATCGACGCAACCGATTTTTTTTAACCATTTTTAATTTTATAATATCAGAATTTACAGGTATTTTATTTCCGTATTTTTCTATATTGGTGTTGTGAATTTTAGATTTAATTGACTCACATTTAAAAACATTATCACATCCGTATTTTTTTCTAACCGTGTTTTTTACCTTTTCTTTGACCATCTTAGATTGTGATGGATTTTCCGTTCCGTATTTTTTTAAATTTGAAATTTTTATTTTTTCTTTTACCACGTTTGATTGAAAAGAACACTCAACCCCAAAATTCTTTTTATTTGTAGTTTTAATCTTATCGATGACCTCCGATGATTTTGACGCATTATTTACGCCGTATCGTTCTAAACACGTTTTTTTTGCTTTTTCTGGATTAACATACGTCTCAGATCCATATTTTTTTAATTTTGTGCTCTTTATTTTATCAATACGATTTTTGTCATTCGCCGTCGCTTGAGAACTGCATTTAACACAACAAAATCTTTGCTTTCTTTTTATTAAAGATTCAAATTCGTTATTACATACTTCACAATTTTTTACTATATAATATGTATTTTTTAATTTTATCATGCGTCTCCACCTGTCATTCTAACTTGAAATACATATAATTCAATCCATTAAAAAATAAAAAAGTTCGCCGGTTTAGTGGCGAACTTTCTTTGATATCCTTTAAACAATTTTTAGAATTGGAGGATACAGTAATCCATACTGAGAGTTATGGTGATTCCTATATGCTCGCCGTCGTTACTCCAATCAAGCGTACCGAAGTTGGTTGTACCTGTGATAAATGCTCCTTTAAGAGTCCACTCTTCCACTTTATCTCCAACAGGTCCTAGAACGTTAATTGTGACATCTTTTTTGTAAAAATCACTATATCCGTCTCGACCAGTCACTGATTCGTGGTGTAAACGAATCCATTCCATGACTGCTTGTGCGCCGGACGGAACAATTGGATCATACAATTCTATTGTCACATCTTCCCATTTGCTCTTTCCACGATATTTTCTTTGAATGTTGATGTGGTTTAATTCTTTTACAGCTGCGTTAATTTTGGGTCGATCTGTTTTCTTGATTAGGAAGGACGGAATTCCATCAAGATACATGATAAAGCGATTTTGAACTTTAGGTTCGAAAGCTGTGAAAAAGATTTCATTGGATTGTAATAAGTCTGCCATAATTTAAAATTCCTTATTTTGATGTTTTGATGTTATATTCATCGTTGAGTATAAATAATAAAAAAAACAAAAAAAATGATTTTAATTTTTACTTTAATAATTATATTTACAGCTTTCGAACTAAAAGGTAATATTTTATGGGTAGACGTAGAAAGAATCCGATTAACGTGACAAAACAATGTCCAACATGTGGCGTTAATTTTTTAATTAAATATTCAAAACAACATCAAGTTTATTGTAGTCGAGCTTGTTCACAGAAATCTCCATCGGTTATAGCAAAAATGAAATGTAGTCAAAAAGAAACGTTTATTGAAAAATATGGAGTAGAACACCCTATGTTGACCGATGCTACAAAATTAAATTTTAAAAAATCGATGTTGAGTAAATATGGTGTTGATCATCCAAGTCATATGGATGGACACAGGGAAAAGGTTAAGTTAACATTGAAAAACAGATACGGTGCTGAAAATTATAACAATCTTAAACAAATGGAAAAAACCATGTTTGACAGATATGGGGTTGTGAACTATAGAAAAACTTCAGCTTGTTCGGACAAAATAAAACAAACGTGTTTGAAAAAATATGGTGTGGAACATGCCTCTCAAAGAGAAGAGCTAAGGCATAAACATCGCTCGAATATGTTTATTAAATTTAAAAATTTGCCAGAATTTGAGAATTTTACACCTCTGTTTAGTTTAAATGATCTACAGGGAATGTCTTCTGAAATTATTAGATACAAATTTAAATGTAACCGATGCGATTCTCTTGATTTTTACAAACTTATAGATGGAAGTAAACCTTTATGTAAAAAATGTGATAAAGATATTTTATTTAAAAACCAAAACGAATTGTGTTTGTTTTTAAAAGATATTTTAGAAAAAGATGAAACGATTATTGTTGATGATCTAACTATACTATATCCTCAAGAAGTAGATTTATATATTCCATCGAAAAAAATTGTAGTCGATCTTGTGGATTTGCAATCTCACAGCGAATTGGTTGGCGGTAAAAATAAAACATATCATTTGTTAAAAACCAAAAAATGTCTGAGAAAAGAAGTTGAGTGTGTTCAGATTTTTGAAAATGAATGGAATGATAAAAAAGAAATAGTGAAATCAATTTTAAAAAATAAATTTAAAAAATGTGATAATAAATTTTATGCTCGTAACTGCACTGTAAAAATTCTTAACAAAGAAGAATGTAAAAATTTTTTAAACGAAAATCATATTCAGGGAAACGATAAGTCTTTTTTTAAAATTGGTTTGTTTCATAACAATATGTTGGTGTCGGCAATGACATTTTGTAAAAGTAGATATAATAAAAATTACGAATACGAACTTAGTCGTTATTGTAACAAATTGTATTCAAACGTTGTCGGTGGAGCGGAAAAGTTATTTTCTTTCTTTTTAAAAAAATACAATCCCAAAAACATTATTACTTACAGTGATCGTCGATTTTTTTCCGGCGAAGTATATCTTAAATTAAAATTTAATTTTACACATAACACCTCTCCCAATTATTTTTATATATCGGATAATTATAAAACTTTATTAGGAAGAATTAGCTTTCAGAAACATAAATTGAAAAAATTGTTGTCTTTGTATGAAGAAAATCTTAGTGAGTGGGAAAACATGAAAAACAACGGATATGATAGAATTTGGGATTGTGGCCACTCGACCTGGGTTTATACCGCTTAATTTTTTTCAAAAATACTCACCGAATGATCGTATACATCTTTTTTTAAATCTCTTATTCTTTTTATATATCCTTTAGATCTTAAAAGTTTAAACACAACATTTTCTACGCTCATTTCTCCAGACGAATCTAATCCAGTTTGCCTCATTTTATATAAGTCATTAATCAGCGTATTCAACTTATCTACTGTGGTAGGTTCTTCTGTAAATCTATTTATTTTATAAACGTAATCATTATATTTACTCTTGACCATTTCTTTATCTATTATCACCTTTTGTTTTTTCGGCTTAACAATCCAATATCCTTTCATTAAAGAATAAATTCCAGTCGCATGTGTTTTATGATTTACGTCTTGAATATAACCTTCGACGTTATAACCTTTAATAGTAATGTCATGTTCGTAATTCCACTTTGATTTTAAAGCGTTTAAATAATTCTGCGCTTCTTTTTGATCGACTCCTAGTTCGTTAATATCAATAACCAAATGAATATCTATATCACTTGTAGTCGTCCAGTTATAGTTTGCAGAACTTCCTAATAATAATACATCTTTAAGAGCGGGCTTTATTTTTATTTCTGCATAAAAATCAGAAGCGATTTTTAAAAGCTTTGCAGAAATTTCAGGCTTGATGTTTTCATCAGACTGCCATATGGCAGGATTTAAAGTGGATTGATATAATCGATCAAACATATCTGTAAAGTTCTTTAATAATCCTTTCGGCGTTAATGCGTTCAAGATCACCAATTGTTCTATTAGCATTAAAATGCTGAATTCCGATTCCTCCTTTAGCTCTCCAAGAATCGATATTATTCTTGTAGTCGTCAACTAATATTTTTCCAGGCCCCGCATATTTCTGTTTATCCTGCGCTGATCCAACAATAATAATATCCGAAGCATCAATTTGCGATGTAAAATTATATTTTTTAAGCCACAATCTTTTTCCTTCATCTGCATAAATACTTCCGTTTTTCTCACTTGAACTGCTTAAAATTCCAACGCGAACAAAGTTTTTAAATACAAAACTTTTAAGATCTTCCATGTCTTTCATCGGAGTCATGTTTTCCCAAAATTCCACTCCCGCGTCATTTATAAACTTCCACAACGATTGCGATCCTTTGGTTTTTTCATATTCAGCAACATCAACTCCTGATTTAATTTTAAATTCAAGATGAAAATCGCATAATACGCCATCCATATCAAGGTATATTATTTCAATATCAGTCATATCGTTGTATAATAAATATCCATTTAAAATATAAATAGTTGACTTTGTTTTATAAAAAACTATATGTACAACATGCTGTTGCAAGCAAAACAAGCACAATAACTAAAATAAGTAAAACAAGTACAATATAATTAAAATTAAGTACTTAAGGAAAATAAAATATCAAAATTGTCAAAGGTGTATTTTTTATGTAATAGTTGTTCGATCGAATTCTCTCCGTTCCAACCGTCACTCCAGGGTTGACCGTATTCAGGACCGGCTAATACATGTTCAATGTTGTTATCGTCGTACTCAACGAAAATCTTAGTATCGATTTTCATATACTATAAATATCAAAATATAATAAATAATTTATTTTTTTTAATAATTATTTTTTCCACTCGTATTTTAAATGTCCACAATCCCAAATTCTATCATATCCGTTGTTTTTCATGTTTTCCCATTCGCTTAAGTTTTCATCGAAAATTTTAAGCTTATCTTTTAGAACATTTTTTCTAAAATTAAATCTGTGATACAATTTTAACGCATTGCTTTTATAGAAATACCAATAGTTAGGAGACGTTATACTTGACAAATCAAACCCCAATTTTTTATAAAACGCTTCTCCTGATTTACTATATCGCCTATCCGCATAGCTTATTACGGATTCAGGATTATAATTTTTAACAAAATATGAAAACATCCTTCCAGCCGCCCCAATCACGGTCTGAGACATGCAAAATCGATACAGTTCATATTCATCATCTGCGGTATTAGTGGAATTTCCTAAAGCGACACGTTTATTACCAAAGGTCATTACTGATACAAGTTTATCATTATAGAATAATCCTAATTTAATTGAGGATTTATCAGGCCCCTGCAAATGATTTAATGTTAAAAAACGAGAAGCGATATTTGAGCCGACAACACGAACCTCGCAATCTCTAGCATAGATTTTTTCTGCGTTATTTAACCCTAAAATATGAGTCAACCTACGTTTAACAATATCTTGGTTATTCATCCACTCATTTTCAAATATATGAATCAGTCTCACGCCGACCACCTCACATTTTTCAGTCTTGTTCAGATGATAATTTTTATCTTTACCACAAGACTCTCCATGCCAATAAATTCCATCAAGTTCTATTGCCAATTTCTTCTCTGGAATGTAAACATCCAACTCAAGTGGATTTATTACAGTTCTGTCATCCTTAACAATTAAACACTCATTTCCTAATTTAGATTTAATAAAATCTACCAACTCTAACTGAATTCCACTTTTCGTTGGATACGGTTCGCACGATAAACATCTCGGATCTTTTCCATTTGATATAATGTCACTAAATACATCATTACATTTTTTACATTTAAACTTATAAGGAATTCCTACTCCGCCAACTTTATTTCCCAAATACTCTGATTCCGAAAACATCGGAACGAACTTATCTTCTATCTTTTTAAATAACCTCTCTAAATATTTTTTATTTTTTTCATTTTTAGAACGACGAGAAACATCCGAATTCTTCATCGCATTTTCAACTCCATATCTATCTCGCATGGTTTTTAAAAACCCATCCGTTCCAAATCCTATTTTTCCAGATTTCAAATTCTTCTTTGTAGAAATCGAAACATTTGGAGAATAGGGCAATCCATATTTCTCAATTAAAGTGGTCCGAGCTTTGGGTCTATTATTATAATTCTCATCGCCATACTTTTCTAGTTTAGTCTTTTTAACTTTATCTATATTCACATAATTTTCATCACCATATTTATCAATCTTTGTATTTTTTACCTTATTTATATTTACATAATTCTCATCTCCATACTTCTCAAGTTTGGTTTTCTTGGATTTAAAAACAAAATCCGACAGTTTGGAAGCATGATCAACTCCATATTTTTTTAACATTGTATTTCTCAATGTATTCATTCTTTTTTCATTTACATCTTTACTAGAATTCAATGTTAATAAACAACCCTTAGAACATGTAATCTTTTTCCTTTTCTTATAAACATCAAACTCCTTATTACACACAACACAATTTCGAGTCTCGTGACTGTTTTTATGTTTAGAGTCGCCCACACATTTATAAGAACACCGATTTCTGTAACCCTTGTAAATTCCATCAAATTTACATTTTTTCCCACACGACTCACATCGACCAACATTTTCCCCATTCAAAAAATGATAAAGCTTTTGGCCAAATGATTCAAAATCATACATACCATCGATGTCACGATAAAAATCTGGATGCATTCTTTTAAGTTGAATAGAATAATTTTCACGATTTTTTTCCAAAAACAAATTCAATTCTTCAATAGTCATATGGATAAGTATATCTGCAACCGACTAAAACTACAATATTTATGTAGTTATAATTTAATAAATCTAAATAAAAAAATTGGCAACTTGTTTAGTCGCCAATTTTTTCGAATGGAATTTAAATATTAAGCGCCTGGGAAAGCAGCACCAGTTGGTAATATATTAAAATCAAGAACAATGAATTCAGCCGTTTTGGCAGGTTGTAGATAGATTTGACCATACAATATGTTTCTATCAATCAAATCCGGCGTATTATTACTTTCATCCATCACAACTTGGAATGCATATAGACCACTTCGTTGTTGAACGCTTTCCAAATATGGATTCACGATGCCTAAGAATCTATTTCTTGTGGCGGTCACGTTCTGTTCAAACACCAAGAATTTAGAACTACTTGCGATAAACTTCTTAAGCGCAATTAACAATCTGCGAACGTTAATTCTATCTAAAGCACTTGGTTTTTGCTGAAGGGTTTTCTGTCCCCATACACAAATTCCTTGGCCAGGGAATGCCGCGATAGGATTGACTCTTCCCTCGTATAGAGTATCACGTTCAGAATGCGTCAGTCTGTCTAAAACTTGAACAGCTTGAGTGATACCACCACGATTCAAGCCGGCCGGAGCAAACCATTCTGCGGCAGCGGCATCATTAGCTGCGTAAATAGCAGGTAACACTACGCTAGGCGGAACACTTATAATCTTATTTAGATTTGTATCTAATATCTTCACCCACGGATAATAAGTGGCAGCGTAATTTGTATCATATGTTGAGGCTTGATTTACCGCTGAATCAATTAATCCTACACTTTGATTGCTTGAGGGGAAAACTACGTTATCCATAATATAGAAACAATCTCCACGAGCTTCACACATGTCAACCACAAGATTTGTTACGTAACTGTGTAAGCTAGAGAAAATGCCTGGAGTAACAATCAAATTAATATCAAATTCATCTGCGTTACCCAGTGCTCCTATACATTGTTTGTAAGCTATACTACCAGCACTATTAATATTTACGCAATTTAATCCTTGAGTATTTCCAGCAATTATATCAGAACCAATATTAATAGGAATAGCAGGCCACTGTCCATCAAATCCACCCTGCATGCCTAAAACGAATTTACGTTTTTTAACGTTAGTAGATTCATCAGCCGCGATATAATAGGATGGAACTCCATTTCCTGAAGTAACTCCTCCGATTGTATAATCTGATTCCAAATCAAAATCATCGTTTCCTCCGTTGCTATCATTTGAACCAAACGCAGGAAGCGGAGCAAAATATTGTTCATTGTCACGATTACATCCTACACCTGAAGAGGCGGTAGGATACAGAGCTCTAAGAGCGTCAGGAGCACCTACAGGCACTTCTCCAATCATTACTCCTGAAGCATATTTACCTGGAGTTTCACTATAGGTTGAAGCTTTTGTATATTTCATTGTAGGCAAGAATATACTATAGTTACTATCCATTGGAGTAGCATATGCTCGGAAGCCGTAAGGAACCGCATCAACAGGATAAATATCTGTAGTCATTTCGATACGAATATATTTACTCAAGTTGACATAAGTTCCAAATTCAATAATTTTACCGGCAAAGGTAATGAAGTTGTATCGATCACCAATTTTACGAGCAATGAAATTTGCAGAATCAGGATCAAGATTTAAGTTTTGGAAGCTCTCTAAATATTTAGGACGTTTCTCGGTGTCACTATAACTACGAACACTTAGAGTAAAACTACCATAATCAGAACCAGGAACAGTACCTGCCAGTTTAACATTACTAATTTCAATTTTAAACCGTGTATTTTCACCAGTACCATCACCTAAAGTGTGAACCTTAAACAAATTGAATTTACCTGGAACAGCCGGACCAGCCGTACCAGTCCAAGGAGCAACAGTTTGTGAGGTAATGAATGGAGTCTCAGCCTGTTTAAGACCGAACGCACTATCTCCTTTATTTAAATCCGTAGAATACTTGTCAGAGAAATTCAATAAACCACCAACACGATCTTGACCCTCGATAGTAGTTCCAACTTTAATCATCCAATTTTCTTTTTCTGCTTTTACCTGTTCAATTGTATCCTCGAATATTGAATATATGTAAGCGGCTTCAATTTTTTGTCCACTAACTTGTTTGGCAGGATCACCAACCGTAGCATCATCACCAAACACAGAAGTTATATATTTACTATTATTTGGATCCAATGAAAATCTATATGTTCCAAATGCACTACCAACAGAACTACTTAATTTTAAATCAAATTCTAAGCTTGTGGCTCTTTCTGACGCAGAAGAAGTAATTGTAGTCAAATCACCACTGAAACCAGGAATACTCAAGTCAGATAAATTTTGATTAGCATTTCTGGTATTAGCCAAAACTGCCAATATCTGAGGCAAAGCGCCTGAATTTGTAGAAGCACACGGATCCGAACTCACAACGGAAGAACTGATGAACTCTCCTGTATAATCTCCATATTCACCCTGTATATTTCCTGACACAAGATACAATACCGTGCCACAACCACCTTCAGTACGTACGGCTTTAAATACACCGTTTAGTATTGTTAGAGCAGAACCATCTTCTGTATCAAATGTAGACGAAGCGGTAATATTTAATGATATTCCTGACATCGAAAGATTAGACGTAGTTGAGGTAGTTTCTAATAACGCTTGAGTGAGTTTGGCTAAACTAGAAAAAGTGGAATTACTTTGAATACTAGAACTAATAAAAAATTTTCCTGAAGTAAATGTGGCCGTAGTAGTGCCTAGTTCCACGGTTTGTCCAGCAAACGCTAAACTTGATGTATTAAACTTAGCTATTACAGTGACGTTATTTAGCGTAATTGACCCAGTGTCTGTACTATTAGAACCGCTATATGTAATAAAATTTAAAGGATCAGTTGAACCATCTGAACTTTTTACAAACGAATTATTTCCAGTTTGAACCGCTTCACTTAAACCATTACGATCCCAAGTTCCAGGAACTGCATAAATCATCAACGGATTGTTTTGTTTATAGCCTGTGAGTGCTCCTACTCTGCATACGGTGACTCTTCCTTGTTCTTGTAAATACTCTTTGGCGGTATAAGGTCCGTAATATACACCATCCGCAACTCCAAATCGTTCTTCAAGATCAGTTACGGAGGTAATTAACGTGGGAGAAAAACCTGGTCCTTTTGCAAACGGCGCGACGACAACTCCGCCTATGTCAGCGACACCTTGCGCGAGACCGCTGAGGTCGTTTTCTCTTGTAAAAACGCCCGGAGACACTATTTGGTTAACCGGACTAAATCTTCCACCTTCTGTAATTGGCATATGTTGTTCCTTTCAAAGTTCTACTTTTTTAAAAATAGATGTAAAAATCTAAATATAAATATATTTAAATTTTCCAAACAACATTTTATTATAAATTTATTTTATTTATTTTGTGGGGTAAAAGTACCATCTTTTAAAGAAAGTGTTCCATCTCCATACTTGGTACTTAGATCCGACAACAATTTAGACTCATCTTCTTGTAATTTCAAGTATTCTTCACGAAGTTTATTTTCCGATTCGTTTATAGATTTTATAGCCTGTTCAATAGAAATTCTTTCTATATTTAGCTGGCCAAACATAATCAATTTTTCTTGATATGATTCTTGTAGAGTTTTAATAGCTCTTAATTCTTCGTCGGTAAATTTTATAACGTCATTCATAGTTTATTTATTATATTTGTAGTGGATATATCATGTTTAAATTTTATAAATTTTATATCCGACTTATTTTCGGTCAGAGATTTTTTTTCTTCTTCGTTTAAAGTTTCAAGAGTATAATCTCCACCCTTTATATATATGTCAGGTTTAGAAATTTTCAAAAAATTTACACATCTTAGTTCGTCAAAAACATATACAAAATCCACACATTTTAAATTATCTAATATGTAAGCTCTATACGATTGTATATTAATTGGTCGGTTTTCACCTTTTAATTTTTTAACGCTAGAGTCAGAATTTATACCCACTAACAAATAGTCTCCTAAAGATTTTGCTTCATTCAAATAGTGAACGTGACCAGCATGCAAAATATCAAAACATCCATTTGTAACCACTAATTTTTTATTAGTTAGAACAAACGAATCCCTCCACTGTTTTAAATTTTCTATTAGCATATTAAATCCGATTATAATACTTTTCCTTTTATCTTGTAAACATTTATCAATTTTTAATCATAAATTCTATTAAAATTCTTAAATGATTTTTTCTACACCACCACCCACACCGAAAAAAATCTGAAAAATTATGATCTGAATGCATGTTATTTTTACCCTTGTCGATAATATTTCTCAACCACGGTTTCTACAATCTTTTCTACTTTAGGTATGCATGAAAAATTTTTATTTAACGGACAGGTTTGGACTCGAAATTGAAGTATTTTCCCATGTTCATCCACATAATATTTTAAATTATTTAAACAATGTTCGAAACAGTCTCCATGCATATAAAATAATTTATAATCATCGACACCATTTCTGTAAGGATTCCAAAGCTCGTTATTAAAATAACTCGATATTAAGAAAATGTTAGTATCCGTCGTTGAAGATAATACATATGCGCTAGTCGGAAACGTAATTATCCCAAAGGATTTATTTATTAAATGCCAAATCTCACTAGAAATCTGAAATTCATTCGTAGAATCGATGTCTAATTTTCCGCATAAATTAACTCCTAGTTTCACATCCAAGTCATGATGATCTTTTTCTGGTTTGCCGAAGTTTGAATTAAGACCAATAGTGACAACCGGAATATTTTTTGCATTCAATATGTTCACCAATTCTTGCCATTTATCCTTGCCTAAATCTCTATCCTGTCCAGTTTTTCTTGGATAAATTAATATATACTTCTCAGGAAGATTAAAATTAAGTTTTTTAGGATTCGGATAAAACTCAAAATATTTTTCTTTTTTACTTAAACTTGTTTGACATAAACTTGCCGCATTATCTCTTAAATCTAGCTCTTTATTCGCTACAAATTTATAATGACCAATTTCCCAAAAATTAGGATTATCTTTGTTTTTTTGTTTTACAGATTCTCCTGTGTCATTATCGTTTATTCTCGTAAACTTATTAACGTGGGGGTTGTTTAAAAAAGGCAGATCATATGTAGAATATACGTCCACTCTTCTTTGAAAAATTTTATTTAATTTTCTAATCACCGGTTGAGTCGTAAAAGCATCACCCAGACCAAATCGTTTCCCCGCTGCTATAAGAAGCGTTGGGGTCTGAATTTTTACTCCATATTTAGATTTTAATTTTATAAACTCAGAAAACACAATAACTTCATTTTGGTAAATAGAAATTGTAATATTTTTTGAAATAGTATAAAATTTACAAAAATGAAAAAAATTACTGTCAACAAAATCCTTGCCTATTTTGTTAATTGTAAAACTATAAACTAATTCATTATTTTCATTTGTTATTTTAACAATCTGATCGTCTGAAGTGGGTTCTTTATGATATACATTAATAGTAATATCATTCCCAGATATAAAGTAAAGAATATTAATTTTCATTATTTTTTCTTAAAAATAGAAGTTAGTATATTTTCCGAGTCTTTTGATTTTCTTAAAGTGTCTTCAATAAAACAACAAGAAACCTTTATAAAGCCTATTTCAGACATAAAGTTAGTAAGTGAATTTTCATTAAAATGCCACAAATGTTCATCCGGTCTTCGATGTTTCCAGTTTAAAAACCACTCGTCTGATAAATATGTGCAATTTGGGACGGATATGTATA